CATGGAGTTTCCGCCGTTACCTGAATTGTCGGTTAACAATCCTACAGTTGTTCAAGCCCCGTGGTTCCCACGGCCTAGCAGATGTTTCAGGGCAAAGACAACCCATGATAAAAAATATTTTAATCAATAAAAGTTTATTAGTTTTCTCAAAACTAATAGTACCTTTACTGACGACCTCTATCGAAGAGAGGCAACTCTTTGCAAAAGGAGTTGTCTATTATCTCGATAGATTGTCTCACATAGACCGCAATCTAGGTTCGCGTATGATGATCCGACATGCGAAAGCATGTAGAGCCATCACGTTGCAGTACCTTGGTGGATCTCCTGTGTTTACTTCAGACGAAAGAATTTCGATTGATAAACATGGGCTTCCATCTATGTTAGGTCCTTTAAAAGAAGTTGTAAAAAGAAGTAAGGACAAACCCCGCCTAATGGCAGGGATCCTAACTATCCTGTATTTGACTAAACTGATAACCTTACCCGTTAAGGCAGATTATGAGCCAATCAAAAGAGAATATACAGGGAAAAGTGTTGATACACTTATTCCTGAAATAGAGAGAGTCATGAAATCATTCGGTCTTGTTTCGATGAAGCTTCCATCATGGAATGCTTGTCACCTTTCCGTAAGGAAGGGTCCTTCTGGAATTCCTGCCATGCTGTCTAGCATGAAGGAATTAAGTATGATTAAGAAGGATCCTCAATTTCTTGAGGATATCCAACTTTTAGGTGGACAGAAATTTGTTAAGTTTTTGTCTCCCCTAATCCCCCCTCTTAAGGACTTTACAGCCCCAATGAGGAAACTCTCTGTCATTCAAGACAAAGAGGGGAAATCACGCTTAATCGGTATACTTGATTATTGGACACAGACGGTACTTAAACCGTTCCATGACCATACCATGAAGTTACTCCAAAGGTTTGAACCAATGGATTCTACATGGAATCAAGATCGATTCTCAAGAAGACCAATACCAGACGGACCATACTATAGCTTTGATCTCTCAAATGCAACGGATAGATTTCCGATTGCATTTCAGGTGCTTATAGTCGAAAGACTATACACACCCGAGATAGCTCTAGCATGGAAACGTTTGCTAACCCGAGTTGAATTCGCGACTAAGGACGGACCGGTTGTGTTTGCAACTGGTCAACCCTTAGGAGCTTATTCAAGCTGGTCAGTTTTCAGCTTATCACACCACATAATAGTGGGCATTGCTGCCCTCCGTTGTGGGAAAGTTTTACCTTTCCAGGATTATTATCTCCTTGGTGATGATATTATGATAGCTGACCCGGGGGTTGCCATGGAATATAAGGAACTGATGAATTACTTGGGGGTTGAAATATCAAAGTCAAAGACTTTAGTATCTCAAACTTTCTTTTCATTTGCTTCAAGATATTTCTATAATAAATTAGAAGTATCACCATTTTCCTTTACAGGAATGGCTGAAGCAATTAAAACACCAAGTAACTTTGCCAGTTTCTTACAAACCATGATCAATCACGGTTGGTCTGAACTACTGGGTCCAGTAATGGCGCCCGGAGCTTTGGAGAACATAACGAGAATATACCATAACCAGCCTCAAACAAGACTGGCTGATATGACTCGTCTCTTAATAAGGTTTCCACTTCGTGGAATTCTGGGTGTGTTAGAAGTCTCAGACGAGATACTAACAGACCAGTTCAATCGCAGTTGCTTTCAAAGTCATAACCGAGGATTACTCCGAGATTATATCTTATTGGCAATGCGAGAGAACCTTATCAATAGTCTCCCGAACCTTAATAAATCATTCATGGAGTGGTTGAAATTATTTCCACCTCTCGATGAATACTTTATTGATGGTCCGGAGTTTGAGCCGCTCAAGCGTGCCTTGCGACGTAATAGCGCTCCCTGGGCAAATGCCTGGGACGATATGCATCTAAAAACGATGCATATGTTAATGTCTCTCCGTAATTATTTGTTAGGAGAGATAGCTGATATACCATTCAACGAAAGTAATATCGAGGAATGGTTACCTTCTTTCAAAGGGTTAAACCTTCTGCCAAAAGCAGAGGCTGCCCTTTCTGAAAGAAATCACATCACAATAGTCAATACTAATGCAACCATCTTAAGGGATGCTATCCGTACGAGCAAACGTTATAGTATACTCGACGTATTTCATCGCTGCCAGAATCCATTCGAGGACTCTATATAGAGTCCCGGAGGATGGAAAGTGTGAGGCTGGTCAGTAAAGACTTACAGGGTTTTCACCCCGGGCTCCCATCCTACCAAGGACG